TTCTTCTTTATGATAATTTGTTTCTTCTATCAAATTATTAATTTGTTCTTCAGAAATCTTGTTCTTTTTAGTTCCAGGAAACTGTATTATGTTGTCTTTATCTTTGGTCAACTTTTTCTCCTTTGAAATTAACTAGACCTTGGTCATCTAAGTATTCAACTAACTGATGATATCCTCCAATCAATTCTCCGTTAATTTTTATTTGTGGAATTGTTCTAACATCTTTACCTATGTCTTTCTTAAAACTTTCAACAGAATCAAAATTTTCAAATTTCTTTTCTGTATATTTTAATCCAAGGTTATCTAACATAACCTTGGACTTAGAACAATAGGTACATTTATCTTTACTGTACAGTACTATTCTCATTTTCTATTTCCTCATTGGATGACATCATATCATCCCATATTGTATTTGCTTGACTATCTCTAGACTGATAAGCATCCACAGCCTGTTCTACTGTGTAGTTATACATCTTATTTAACTCACCCATAGGTAGTCTTAATCCAACATATGCACGATAATTACCATCTTTAGTAATCACCACATCTTGTTTAAAGACTTCATACCCACGAACAGGAGTATTTTCGATAGAATTGACAATGGCACTTTCAACTTCTGTAACTACTTCTTTACTTTGAGTTTTACCAACTTCAGTAATGAACTGTTTACTTTGTTTATTCATGGTACCTTTTATCATATCAGCAATTTCAGATTTTGCAACCATCTTTGCCTTCTCAATCGCAAGGTTTAAATCAGGCGATACTGAAGTACCTGCCCCAAATATACACATACCTTCATGAGTTTCATCACCACACATTTTCATGTTTGTATAATCTGCCATAAACCAACCAGGTACTTGTGTAACAACATCACCACTTTCACTTTTTAAAGCGTACATTGGATTGTTTGTTGTTGTACATGCACCTAATGTTAGTGCTAAGGCAACTATCATTATGTTTTTCATTATATTACTCCTATCACTCTGTCAATAACACTATTTATACTACTACTAAGATGTATCACAACCTCTTCAATTGTAACATCAGTCATAGTTATAATGATAAATGCCAAAGTAAATATTATCACATTTTTTATCATTGGACCTCCCAATCGCCAGATTTTGTAAGACATGCTTTTCCTGGCGTGTTAAAAGCATGATTCGGTCTATCGTAATATCTGCAATAACTTGGTGCATTTGTATCACGATAATAAAATTCTGAAAACAATTCCCAATAACCTGGCTCATCAAAGTTTTTTCTGCCGTCTGCACAGATTAACTTTTCTTCTTTTGTAACCACATCATCTTTAATTGTTGTTGTAATCTTTGTAAAACAATATTGTTGTTTAATTGGTTTTACTTTAGGGTGAAATTCTTCATCTGCATTTGCAACATGTGTTGTATAACACATTAATGTTACGAACATTAAAAAAGCTATTACAACTTCAATATCTATTTTCATCTACTCACCCACTCTCCTGTGTAAGGATTTTTATATGGTTTTTCTAACCATCTACCATCTGGCATTTGACATGCCGTCCCAAATTCTGTTCTTCTGTCTATGTTACCCATACCTATAACAGGCCAAGGATTTGTTATATCAACTGTTACATCATAATCAACACATTTAAAAGGTCCTTGATAGTATAGACTTGTTGTTTTTATTATACCACTATTACCTGTCTTTCTGTTGTGCCAATTTGTATATGATGAACCACTTGTTGCAACATTCATATGGTCTACAATAGTACCATAATGAACATCATAGTCTGATTGATACATCATGTCAGCGCCTGCAATTGCACCACCTAAAGTACACATTGCAATTACATATGGATTATCAATTCCTACTGATACACATGCAACTGTCGTTGTTGTTGCACCCAGACCGGCACCGATATGTGACCGTGTTGCCAAACATCCTTGTAAGGACAACCCAATCAATATGATAGCGAATGTTCTAAGCATTCTTTTTTGCTGGATACCTATTATATTTTCCTTTATCATTTGCTATCTCTCTACATAACTGTTGTATGTCTTTAATCATAATGTCAATGTCATTATCTGATTCTCTTTCAGTAACATCATCTTTATGACCATATTTTGCTATTCGTAATTGTTCTGACTTTTCATAAATTACTCGTACTTTATCGCACATTGAACTTATTTTGTGATACATTAGAATTGCCTCCAACTTGTAACTGATTATCATATAGGGTAGGTGCCCCGAAGGGCACCATTCTCACATTAAGAACTGTAAGCGAAACCTGTACCATAAAGTTTCTTGATACCAGCGGCCACAATCGCTTTAGATGGTGTACCCATACGATATGAAGTGTTGTTACCATTAGTACCTGTGTTTTCATTGATATAAATCATATGTCCTTCTGAGCGTAATGTATCAACCATTGCTCTAGGTGATGTTAAATCAAATCTACTTCTTAGGGTTCTCCAGAATACTGGTTGTCCTTTAGATAGTAAGTTTAGTACTTTTTCTTTTTTGCTTAGTCTAGCTCTTGCCATTATATTTTCCTCTTTGTTGTTATATAAGTGTGTTTTAAGTCCACATGACTATTACATTTATAGTAATTAGTGTTATTATACGGTATTTCAAAGCGTTTGTCAAGCTTTATTTTCATTTATTTTCTCAAAATAGATATCAAATTGTGTATCATGATTACCTAATTTTATATCACCTATAATAGGATACCAAGTTTTACCTTTTTCATGATAGTGTTTATCTAAAAAACTATCAAAATTACTGATTGAACCACTTGTTCTAGATTTCCAATCATCTTTAGTCATTGTTGCAACTATTATACAGAAGTCATCATGACCTTGTCTGACTGCCAAAATATATTCATGTGGATTAATTGATGTTGCACCCTCACCACCATAAAAGTTTACACCTTTTTTTGTTCTATGTGCAAATTTAGTTTCAAGTCTTAGGGGGTCAACACCTTTTTTATCATATGTGCTAAATTGAGTATCCGGGTCACCTGCTTTTCTAGGTGATACTGCCCCATGTTCAGGCATTCTTCTTCTAAATACTGATGTTGTAGCGTTTGCCAAAAGATGTGAATATACACCTGTTATAGCATTTTCTTCACACTCTGTACCTTTACCGGTTATAAGATTTATGAAATTACCATCTTCATCTTCATATCCTATCTTGCTTAAAAATGCTAATCTAGCCGTATTAAATGATTTAAGAATGTCTTGATTAAATTCTTTATCTCTCATCCATTCTAAAACTTTTCTGTTTTTTCTAGGTTTATCTTTAGGTTGTGTATCTTTAACAATACCATAAGCTTTTCTAGGTGAAATTTTACCTGAATTTATATCATCAAATAAATTGATATCTTTTTCTTTTACTACCTTTAAATGTTTTAATGTATTTTTAGTAATAGGTAATGCTGTACCTGAATTTATTATGGCTACTTTTTCATCAATAAAATCATCTGATGGTGTACCACCAAATTCCTCTATATATGCCGTTTCATATGCTGTCATTTCTTCTAAACAATGCAAATAATTCTTTTCTCGAATTTCTCCATTATCTTTAACCACATCATCTATTCTTTTTGTTGGACTTTCTGGTCTAGATGATAGTAATCTAATTTTAACTTTTTTAAAATCATGTTTTGTTGCAATGTGTAATCTCGTATGGCCACCCTTTAGTATTTTATCTGGATAAACAGGTATAGGATTATCATTGATACCTTGTTTTAACATACTAGCTTCTATTTGTGAAAAACTACTATTGTTTTTTTCTACATCTGTGCCATAGGGGTTTAAGCGATTAGGTATTAAAATTTTAGGGTTTACTAAAATATTACCTTGTTCATCTGTTTCATGTTTAAATGGTATATTCATTTTGTGTCCTCACTACTCATTAATAATACAATATAATGTATTGCCTTTAATAAATCTTTACGGTTTTTACCGTCTTTCTTACCATATCTGCAAAGATACTTAATCGCATTTGCCTGGCAGAAATCTTTATCTATATCTAAATGTCGCAACATATCTTGAACTTGCATACCATCTTCTGTGGTACTGTAATGTTGGTTATAGGTACCTTGTATGTAGATACCTATCTCATGTAGTATTTGGTCTTCATTATACTTCATTCATTTCTCCAACGATTCTAGATACATCATCTTCCTTAACATTAGGAACCTCTACTGATACATCTTCAATCATTTCTTCTGTCGATTTATCTTTACTTGTTTTAGTAATCTTCTTCATAGTATATTCTCTCATAGTCATACCATAATTTTTCATACTAACATAATCTTTAGGTGAACTTGATGAATATGATTCATACAGTCCTTTAAAGTTAAATAGTTTTTCACCATCTGCATTTACTAGATTCTCATACAACTCTGGCATTTCTTGTTCTTGTTCCATATGTTGTCGGCAGAACTCTGCTTTTTGTTTGTTAGTTTCTAAGGCTGCAAAACCTGTTCTTATTTCTTGTCTTGTTATCATTAACTATTCTCCATCATTATTTCTATATTACTTTTTAATGCTTCAAAATTATGATACAAATCTGTTGTATTAATCTCAATCTGTTCATCATTTTCTACATTGTAATCGTTAATAACATTGGTAACATTGTCCTCTGCTTGTGATATTATGTTATCAACTCTTTCTCTTAATTGTTCGTATGTCATAATTTACCTCTCCAGTATTACTAAATGCCCAAAATAATTATCAAAAGTACGGACTAAATTTTCATAGTCTGTTCGTGTCATATCTTTATAGATAGAATCAAAATTGTACTTTGCACCCATGCGATTTAATTTTTTGCATAAATCGTTTGCAAGTCCTATCAAGCAAAATGCATTACCATCTTGACCTGTTAAGTCTATTATCATTTTTTCTGATTGTTGTTTCTTTCGTATCATATTGTCTCCTGTTTTTTAAAATCTATCCACTCTAATGTACCTTCTACATATCCTATTGATTGTTTTTTATAAGTAGGATTTGTAAACATAGTACTTGCCTCTTTAGGCTTTAAACCTTTTTTATGTGAAACTGTTATATGAGCCATACCTTCATCAACTCTTTCTAATCTTTTTTCTTTTTCTGTTAATCTATAAGAATCATAAAACATATCTGTTACAAAAAATGCTTCAATGTTTTCATTCTTTCTAAATTCATCAATATATGCATTAACTCTTTTACCAACTAATTTAGTTAGTCTGTTAAAAACCCATTCTTCAGGTTTATATGCAATGGTAATATGGTCACCTCTGACTACATCCATTGTTGCATTTTTCTTGATAATCTCTTGCCAAGATTCATCTAATTTAACTGCAAAATATCCGTTATTCATTTTCAATTGCCTCTCTAAAATCAATCTCATCCATAATTCCTAAGAACTGTAATGCTTGTAATTCTTGTGGTGTTAAATCATCACAAAAAATTCTTTGTGTATCATCAAAAGTTATTTCACCTTCTGATACTTTTTTATATGTGTCGGATATTATATCTTCTGCAATATCCATAGCGTAGTCATTCATACTCATAATTGT